AGAACAAACTGGGAGGATAGATTTGATAATAACTTTGAGATAGACAGATATGCTCTGTGTTCTGATAGCAGTAAGAAAAAGATTCTTAAAGCTGATGTAGACATAGACATAGATACCTTAGCATATGACTGGATTATAGTTGTAGGCTCAGAAGCACTCAAGTTCTTTACTAGTGTTAATTCTATAACAGAGTATAGTGGCAAGTGTGTAGATGAAAAGTATCTACCTGTAATTAACCCTGCTATGTTATCATTTAAGCCAGAGGCAAAACCTCTATGGGATAAGAGTAAGCAAAACATTATAGATTATATTAGTGGTGAACTAATACAGATGAAACTAGACGAAGATAAATGTTATGGTATACAAGATACCGAACAGTTTCACAAGTTCTTAGAAGCTGCAATTGCCCACCCTAACAAATATATAGGTCTTGATTCGGAAACAACAGGGCTGTACCCAAGAGATGGATACATGCTAGGAATGAGTATTTCATATGAGAAAGACCACGGTGCATATATTGACACGGAGTGTGTAGACGAAAAAGCAGAGGAGCTGTTACAGAAGTTATTTAATACTAAGATAGTAGTGTTTCACAACGCAAAGTTTGACTTAGCGTTCTTTGAATATCACTTTAACTTTACCTTTCCAAAGTTTGAAGATACTATGCTATTACATTACTGCCTAGACGAAGTTCCTGGCGGGCATGGACTAAAGCAATTAGCAATGGAACATACACCATACGGAGACTATGAGAAACCAATGTATGATTGGATAGACCAGTACAAAAAACAACATAGAATACTTAAGTCAGACTTTCAATGGGGTGCAATTCCATTTGATACTATGAAGATATACGCTGCTATGGACGCAGTAGTAACGTTACTTGTTTTTGAGAAGTTATATCCCGCAGTAAGAAAGAATGCAAAGTTACTTAGTGTATACGAAGATATACTTATACCTGGCTGCAGATTTCTAACTGACATTCAGGATAACGGTGTTCCTTTTGATAAGCTAAGACTACTCAAGGGTAGGGATTTAATGCAGACTGACATAGATAATGCAGTAGCAGAGTTATACGAGTTTCCAGAAGTTAAACAGTTTGAAGAAGCAAACGACAAAGAATTTAATCCAAACAGTACAGTACAGCTAAGATCCTTACTGTTTGATTTTGTCGGGTTAAACCCCACAGGCAAAAAGACAGGTACAGGTGCACACTCAACAGATGCAGAAGTACTAAACAAATTAGCAGAAGAACATGAGATACCTAAGCACATTCTTTCTATCAGACAAAAGTCTAAGATTAAGAATACATACTTAGATAAAATATATCCACAATTAGATAAAGATAGTAGATTACGCACAGGGTTTAATCTACATGGCACGACATCTGGCAGACTATCTTCTAGTGGTAAAATGAATATGCAACAAATACCTAGAGATAATCCCATAGTAAAAGGGTGTATGCGTGCCGCAGAAGGTAAGAAGATTGTTGCAATGGATTTAACAACTGCAGAAGTATATGTTGCTGCTGTACTTGCTAAAGATGAGAACCTAATGGACGTATTTAGAAGCGGTGGAAACTTTCACTCTAGTATAGCGAAGTTAGTATTTAATTTACCTTGTGAAGCAGAGGAAGTTGCAGAGCTTTACTCTACACAAAGACAGGCAGCTAAGGCTGTTACCTTCGGCATTATGTATGGTGCAGGAGCAAATAAAATCTCACAGCAAGTTACAGCAGATTCGGGCAAGAACTTCAGCAAACAAAACGCACAAGAAGTTATTGATGATTACTTTAAACAGTTCCACAAACTCAAAAAGTGGATAGACTACTCAAGTAAATATATCATGGATAACGGTTTCATATATTCACAGTATGGAAGAAAGAGAAGATTACCTAACGTTCGTTCAGATAATCAAGGAATACAAAGTCATGAAGTAAGGTCTGGACTAAACTTTTTAGTTCAGTCTGTAGCTTCTGATATAAATTTACTAGGGGCAATAGATACACACGATCATATAAAATCGATAAATAAAACTAAAGAGATGAGAATCTTTGCACTAGTACATGACTCAATACTTGCAGAAGTAGATGAGTCTGAGGTAGAGGAGTACCGCAAGATTGTTCAGGAATGTATACAAAAAGATAGAGGTATCTACATTCCTGGCTGTCCTGTTGGTTGTGACTTTGACATAGGAGAAGATTACTCCTTTGGAAAGTTTGAAAAGATGTATGATTTATGATAGACTAAATTTTCCTATCTACCCAATTCACACAGATGATGTGATAGGAGTAGATGGAATTCTTTGGATAGAAAATCAAGTACTTGATGATAGAAATATGAAAGGAGAGACTCTAGGAATCAGAAGATTACAGAGTCCTATGAAGAGTATATACCCTATAAAGTATATGATAGAAGATATACCTTCCTACTTACAGCATCAGGGAAAGTTTTATATAGATAACTCAGGTTACTTCTTTACAAAAGAAAAAACAACAAAGGTAAATTTAAAATACCACAAAATTATGAGAGTAGACCAAAAAGACACAGCTAGTGTACTTTGGATAAAAGATTGTCCCTTCCCTTTTACTCTCCCCAGACCCCTGTTACAAGACCAATCTTGGGCAGGTATACTATATAGGGAAGGGATTCCTTGGCTGCTATATGATACTGCAGCTGAGAAGAAGAAGAATTCATGGAGAAAAATATGAAAAAAGTACCAATATTAATACTTATGGTGTCACCTTTAGGTGCTACCCCTTATATAGAGTATAAAAATGAAGCACAGTTTCAGTATGAAAACTATCTTGGGAACTCAAGTTACTTTAGAGCTGGATATAAATTTGACAATAATATGTATATAGAAGTAGGAGAAACACAGGAGCTAGGATATAAGTTCAATGAAGGCAACTGGACCTTTAAGGGTAAGTGGGAGTTCAAGAACGAAGATAAAAGCAAACTAGAAACAGAAATTAGGTATAGTTTTAAGTAATAAAATGATAGCAATAATAGACGGGGTATTCTCCGATATACAAATGGCACAATGGAAGAAGAACATTAATCGTTCAACTGATAATTTTGTTAGCGGAGTCCTTGATAAAGAGGGGGAAGGCTGGCATCTTATTGATGCTGACCATGATAATCAGTATATGTGCTATGAAATTTTAAGACAGGCGGGAAAGTACTTTAACACTAAAAATATCATAGGATATGACTATTGGACACATACAGGTACTAGACCGCTACAATGGCATTACGATAAAGATGAGAACGCTTATTTAAAGTTTGGAATAAAAAGATATCCTCTATGCTCCACAGTATTCTATCTAGAAGTAGAAGAATTAATTGGAGGCAAACTTCACTTTGGAGACGGAGTAGAAGTAGTACCTAAAGAAAATAGACTAATAGTTTTTTCTGAAGGACTATATCATGGAGTAGATGATTTTGAAGGAGTAAGAACATCTATAAATATTAATCCTTGGAACACTAGATTATATAAATGAGACTGTGGAAGTTATGGGCAAAATCATTAGGAGAAAAAGTTGGAACGGATAAAGATGCTGATAGTGTCGCTATCATGCGTACCATTATTGTGCTTATTAATTTTATTACTTGCTTTGCAATAGTAGCTAATATAGTACACGGTTGGTAACATGAAAGCAGTAATAAGTGATAGGATATACCTAGAAGTACTTCCGCATCAGCAACAAAAGATTGATAAGGAATTAACTTATGCGATACCTTCTTTCAAATATGGAGACCCACCTTTAATTATAAAAAATATGGCAATGATTCGTCAAGGATTAGTTGCAATACCAGTAGGCAGAATCGATTTAATTCCCACCGACCACGAAATCACAGATAAGAGAACAGATATACCTGTCGAGTTCCCGGAGTTTAATTTAACATTACGACCAAGTCAACAAGAAGTCTATGACCAGATTGGCGACGGTGGTATAATTAACGCCTGGGTAAGCTGGGGTAAGACATTTACAGGTCTTGCAATAGCTGCTAAGCTTGGACAGAAAACATTAGTAGTTACTCACACTTTAGCTTTAAGAAAGCAGTGGGAAGATGAATGTGAAAAAGTATTTGGAATTAAGGCTGGGATTATTGGTAGTGGAAGATTTGAACTTGATAGTCCTATTGTAATTGGGAATATACAAAGTTTATACAGAAAGATTCCAGAGTTACGACAAGCATTCGGCACAATCATCTTAGATGAGATGCATCACTGTAGCGCTCCTACCTTTTCTAGAATTATAGATAAGAATTGTGCTAAACATAAGATAGGCTTAACAGGCACATTACAAAGAAAAGATGGGAGACACGTTGTCTTCCGTGATTACTTTGGAGACAATGTTCTTAAGCCACCAAAGGAAAACTTTATGATGCCCAGAATTAATATCTTACCGATACCGATAAGATTCATGGACGGAAATAGTATACCTTGGGCTAATAGAGTGAATGAGTTAGCCTACAACCCAGAGTACCAACATTCTGTCGCTATGGCGGCTGCTTCATATGCAGCTAAAGGTCACAAAGTGTTAGTAGTATCTGATAGAGTGGACTTCCTAAGAAACTGTGCCAAACTCACTGGTGATAACGCAGTTTGTGTAACGGGAGCAGTCCATCACGAAGATAGAGCAGATATAATTAAACAGATTTTTGAGGACAAAGACGTTCTATATGGGACACAGTCTATCTTCTCTGAGGGTATTTCTTTAAATATTCTTAGCTGTTTAATTCTTGCTACACCAGTAAATAATGAGCCGTTACTTACACAGCTCATTGGAAGAATAATTAGGGACTACAAGGATAAATTACAACCTATAGTAGTAGACATAAACTTAATCGGAAAGACTGCACAGAGACAGGCTAGTATGCGTATGGGTTACTATCTTAAAGAAGGCTATGAGATATCAACCCTGTGAGCACCTCCGAAAAATATTACTTGACACGAGTTTTAAAATTTGTTATAATATATGATAAAATATAATTGGGAAAAGATATTTACAGAGACGAAAGGAGACTCGACTTCGATTCTTACCATCGTCCATCTTTTAACTTATAAAAGAGTTCCTGCTAGTAGGAAAGACAAGACTTATAAATACTTCGGTAAAAGTTTTGTAGGGAATAGTTTTTTACTAAACCCTAGACAATTACTAGTAGAACGCAGAAATTATAGCAATAAGGAAGCTGCCGAGTATATCGCAGTTGCCTCGTACCGAAATTATTTTAATTATAATCAGACAGGAAAGACAACACTAGAGTTGTTACACTTACCTGTCGAGACAACAATAGTAAATCGCAATAGATTGCTTTGGATAGAGAATGGTCTAGTACACTTTCTGTTTGAAGATAACGCTAAATGGAGAACATAAAAAAATGGCATTAAAATTTAACCAAGCTCAAGGGAGCGCAAAAAAAGACAAGATAGACCAATACACTTACAAAGAGGGCGATAACGTAATTCGCTTAGTTGGAGACATCTTACCCAGATATGTATACTGGATTAAGGGAGAGAATGGCAAGAATATTCCAATGGAATGTCTAGCTTACGACCGTGATACAGAAACATTCAATAACAAGGACAAAGACTATGTAAGAGAATTCTTTCCTGACCTTAAATGTGGTTGGGCATATGCAATTCAAGGCATAGACCCTGCAGATGGCAATGTAAAAGTTGTTAATCTCAAAAAGAAACTCATGGAACAAATCATGGTTGCAGCTGAAGACCTCGGTGATCCTACGGATCCTGAAACAGGTTGGGACGTATTCTTCCAAAGAGTTAAAACTGGACCAATGGCTTTTAATGTAGAGTATAGACTACAAGCATTAAAATGCAAGCAGAGACCATTAAACGAACAAGAGCTAGCAAAGATAGCTGACATTCGTTCTATGGATGATGTCCTTCCTAGACCTACCGCTGATGCTCAACTCGAGCTTCTACAAAGAGTTACACAACCAGCAGCTGGCGCAGAAGCACCATCTGATGTAGATAAAGAATTCAGCATTTCGTAGCATGAAGATACTGTTTACAGCTGACTGGCACATAAAACTTGGACAGAAGAATGTTCCAATGCCTTGGGCATGTAGTAGATATGACTTGTTTTTTGAGCAAGTACATGACTTGGAAGACCAAGTAGACCTACATATTATAGGCGGAGACATCTTTGACAGAGTTCCCTCAATGGACGAATTGACATTGTATTTTGATTTTATCAAAGACATAAGTATTCCTACCCTCATTTATGATGGTAACCATGAGGCAACTAAAAAGAATAAGACTTTCTTTTCAAACCTTAAAAGAGCCACCCAAGATGTAAACCCCCAAGTTACTATTATAGATGAGACTACGGAATATTCGTGGGGTACTATACTTCCCTATGCAGACTTGCATAAGAAGGGAGGCATAGAAGCCTGTAATAGTGATAAACCTTTATATACACACGTGAGAGGCGCAATACCCCCTCATGTTACACCTGAGGTTGATTTAGATAGATTTAATGATTTCCCTGTTGTATTTGCTGGAGACTTACATAGTCACTCAAATACACAGAGAAACATTGTCTACCCTGGGTCACCTATGACTACATCTTTCCATAGGAATGTAGTTGAGACAGGATATATTATAATTGATACTGAATTAATGTGGGGAGACTGGGACTGGCAGGAATTTGACCTACCTCAGTTACTTAGAAAAACAGTAGACAATGAAGAAGATATGATACAAACAGATTTTCATCATACAATATATGAAATCGAAGGAGATGTAGCTGACCTTGCAACAATTAAAAACTCAGAGCTACTTGATAAAAAAGTAGTAAAGAGAAGTAGTGAGGCTACATTGAATTTGAAAGATATGACTATGGAAGAAGAACTAGTAGAGTACTTAGGTGCTATACTTAATTTAAATAACGATAAAATTAAATCAATAATGGGAGTGTTTAATGATTACTCTAAAAACGCTACGCTGGGATAACTGTTTCAGTTATGGTACGGACAATATTCTTGAGCTTGATGATAGCAATCTTACCCAACTCGTTGGGACAAATGGAATGGGCAAGTCTTCCATTCCACTTATTATCGAAGAAGTCCTATTCAATAAGAATAGTAAGGGAATAAAAAAGCAAGAGATTCAAAATCGTTTTGTAAATGAAGGATACTCAATCAACCTCAAATTTGAAGTTGACGACAATGATTACGAAATTGATGTATTTCGTAAAGCAAGTATCAAGTGTAAACTTTACAAGAACGGAGAAGATATTTCTAGCCACACGGCTACGAATACTTATAAAACAATTCAAGAGTTACTTGGATTAGATTTTAAAACATTTACACAACTCGTGTATCAGAACACGAATACATCATTACAGTTTCTAACTGCGACAGATACAAACAGAAAAAAGTTTCTAATTGATTTGCTAAAGCTAGAAGAGTATGTAGAATTCTTTGATATATTCAAGGACGCTGCTAAAGAAATTTCATTTGAAGTCAATAGCCTTAACAGTAAGATTGACACAATAGTAAAATGGTTAGATGAAAATAAATTGGAGAGTATGGATATACTTCCTGTATTAAATCTGCCAAAATTCTCGGAAAAAGAAGAACAAAGATTACAGCAGTTACGACACGACTTTGAAAAAATCTCAGAAAATAATAAAAAAATTATAGATAATAATTTTAACAAGAACATGGTAGAACAGCTTACTACAGATGAGAGAAGGTTGTTTAGAGGTGAGTTAATTGACCTTGACGCTATGCTGCAGAAATCAGGAACTTCGAGTTCCGAATTGTCTGAAGCTCAAGCGCACTTGGACAAACTCTCGGAACTTGATGGGCAATGCCCGACTTGCGAAAGCGAAGTGAATGATGAAAAGTTGGAAGAACTTAAATTAATTTACGGAAGTACTATTAACCTTGCTACTTTGAACTTGGATTACATAACTGAAGATATAAAGCAAGCTCGTATAAACAATGTTAAGGTTACACAAAGAGACACACTTCAGAAAGACTTTGAAGATGTTATGCGGAGTGTGGACAGTAGTCTACCTTCCACAATTTTGGACGGTGATGACATATCTTCCGAGATTGACGCACTTTCTTCAAAGATTGCGAATGTCATGAATGATATAGAAACGATAAGTACTAATAACTTAGTGGCAGAACGCCACAATACTCGTATCTCAATCATTCAAGAACAATCGGAGGGTATGGAAACGCAATTAGAAGAAGTTGTCACAGCATTGGGTAAAATAGAAGAACAGTCCACTCATCTAGAGATACTGAAAAAAGCTTTCAGTACAAACGGATTGCTCGCATATAAAATAGAAACACTTGTCAAAGACTTGGAAGACTTGACAAATGAGTATCTTGCAGAACTTTCCTCTGGTCGCTTTAGCTTGGAGTTCGTAGTAACGAATGATAAACTAAACGTAGAGATTACAGATAATGCAAAAGTAGTAGATATATTAGCTCTATCAAGTGGAGAACTTGCACGAGTCAATACTGCTACACTACTAGCCATAAGGAAACTTATGAGTAGTATTTCTAGTTCTCGTATCAACACATTGTTTCTCGATGAGATAATAAGTGTGTTAGATGACGAAGGCAAAGAAAAGCTAGTAGAAATATTACTCGGAGAAGAACTAAATACATATTTAGTCTCTCACGGTTGGACTCACCCACTTCTGTCTAAGATAGAAGTCATAAAAGAGGACAATATAAGCAGACTTGAGTAATGGACTGTTTCGTACAACACGATTGTCCAGTACTTAAGTATAAGATATTCATAGCTGTAGGCTCGACCTGCACACATTGTAAAACATATGGTAAACGCACGACAGAAAGGAACTAAAGCAGAGAAAGAAGTAGCAGCAATGCTCAAGAGACACACAGGACTTGATTTTACACAGACACCAGGAAGTGGTAGTGGTAAAATTAAAGGAGACTTGTATGTTGAAAACAAACATAACCTATTCCTTATAGAAGTTAAACACTATAAGGATATGGGTTTTACTCATAAGATATTTACTCAAAGAAGTAATAATCTTGTAACATGGTGGAATAAAGCAATCGACCAGGCTCAGTTAATGGAACAAGAGCCGTTGATTATTATGAAACAGAATTATTCAAATTGGTTTGTAGTGACTACACGCAGACCTAAAAAAGAAAAAAGATATATGTACATAAACTGGCTCGGTGCATATGTAATGAACACAGAAAAGTGGCTAGCAAACGAACAAATAAAATTTACAAATGGCGATAACATTCTCAAGCCTTGGGAACCAGATCCAGAATGGGAACTTACTAATAGTTGATGGTCTAAACGTAGCCTTTAGGTGGAAGCACTCTAAACAGCTCGAGTTTAAACATGACTACGTAAGAACCGTAGAAAGTCTAGCAAAATCATATGACTGTGGAAACATAGTTGTGCTAGCGGATGGTGGAAGTACCTACAGAAAAAGATTAGCACCCGATTATAAAGGCAATCGGAAGGTAAAGTATGCGGAGCAAACCGAACAAGAAAAAGCAGAATTCGCTCAGTTTATGGGTGAGTTTTCAAATGCCTTTACTCAGTTAAAGAAGAGAGGGCATTTAACAATAAAGCAACAAGGACTAGAGGCTGATGATTTAGCAGCTTGGATTTGTGGCAAAAAAGAAGAATTTGGTATAGATAATATATGGTTGATATCATCAGATAGAGACTGGGATTTACTTATACGAGAAGGAGTTTCTAGATTCTCCACAGTAACTAGAAAAGAAATAACGATTGATAATTGGGAAGACCACTATGATGTAGAGCCAGACAAATATCTGACTCTTAAATGCTTAGCGGGAGACACAGGAGATAACATACCAGGAATTACTGGTATAGGACCAAAACGTGCCGTATCTCTTATCGATCAGTACGGAGACTTATTCGATATATACAATAACTGTCCTATAGATAGTAAGTATAAATTTATACAGTCTCTAAATGAGAACGTGGAAAGATTATTGCTTAACGCAGAACTAATGGATTTAGAAAGTTATTCTGAGCAAGCACTAATCGAAGCAGACATGAATTTAGAGGATTTATCCTCGCAGATAATAGGATATTTAGATGGCAATAGAGATTAATTTTGACAGAGATCAGTACTTAGATGAGTTTAGTTTAAAAACTCTCCAAGACAGATATATGTTACCAGAAGAAGTATCACCACAGGAAGCTTTTGCTCGAGCAGCAAAAGCCTTTTCTGATGATGATATAATGGCACAAAGAATATATGATTACGCTAGTAAACTATGGTTTATGTTTTCTACCCCTATCTTATCGAATGGTGGAACAACAAGGGGCTTGCCCATTAGTTGTTTCCTTAACTATGTCGAAGATAGCAGAGGCGGAATAACAGACCACTACACAGAGAATGCATGGCTTTCTTCTGTTGGTGGTGGCATAGGCGGTAGCTGGAGTAATATTCGTAGTGTCGGATCTACAACATCTCATGGAAGTGAAAGTACAGGAGTAATTCCTTTCATGAAAGTAGTAGATTCACAAATGTTAGCTTTTAGTCAAGGAGTGACTAGACGAGGAAGCTACGCATCATATTTACATATCAGCCACCCAGAAGTAGAAGAGTTCTTAGATATGAGAAAACCTACAGGTGGAGATATAAATAGAAAGTCAACCAATTTACATCACGGAGTAGTAATACCAGATTCGTTTATGAAATTAATCGATCAGGCAACTACTGAAAAAGATTTTGATGACAGCTGGGACTTAATTGACCCACATAGTGGTAAAGTTACAAAAACCGTACAGGCAAAAACATTATGGGTAAAACTGATTCAAAATAGAATTGAAACAGGCGAACCATACCTTATGTTTGAAGATACTGTACAGAATGCTTTACCAGAATTTCAACAACAGCTTGGACTAAAGGTTAATCACAGTAATCTTTGTTCAGAAATTACACTAGCAACCAATGAAGAAAGAACAGCAGTATGTTGCCTCTCAAGCGTTAACTTAGAAAAGTTTGACGAATGGCAAGATAATGAGTTCTTTATACCAGACCTAGTACGCTTTCTAGATAATGTGTTAACTCACTTTATTAAAACAGCACCTGACTCTTTATCTAAAGCTAGATATAGTGCAGAACGAGAAAGAAGTATTGGTTTAGGAGCTATGGGATTTCATGCGTACTTACAAAAGAAAAACATTCCTTTTGAAAGTATGTTTGCACAGAGTACTAATTATACAATGTTCAGGCACATAAAAGAGCAAGCACAGTTTGAAACTGAAGAACTTGCTAAAGAAAGAGGAGCATGTCCAGATGACAAAAACTACAGAGTTCGTAACGCTCATCTTTTGGCTATTGCTCCAAATGCTTCTAGTAGTATCATTTGCGGTAATACTAGTCCTAGCATCGAGCCTTACCGTGCTAACGCTTTTACTCAGAAAACTAAAACAGGTAGTTCTCTACTTAAAAACAAGTTTCTTGAAAAACTCTTGGATAAAAAAGGCAAAAACACCCCAGAGGTGTGGAAAAGTATTATCACTAATCATGGATCGGTTCAACACTTAGATTTTTTATCCGAGTTTGAACAATCCGTATTCGTGACAGCAGTAGAGATAGACCAGAGATGGGTTATAGACTTAGCAGCACAGAGACAGGAGTTCATTTGCCAGTCTCAAAGTTGTAATGTATTCTTCCCAGCAGATGTATCGAAGCAAGAGCTTCACAACGTACATATGATGGCATGGAAAAAAGGAATGAAAACTCTTTACTACCTTCGTAGTGAAGCAATTAAACGAGCCGATAATGTATCGGACAAGAAATTAAGAGAGTACATCTTCGACTATAATGACGAAGAAGGCTGTCTTGCATGTGAGGGATAAATGGCAAATTTACTAGAAGAAAGAAATTATTACAAACCTTTTAACTATCCGTGGGCTTTCGAGGCATACAAAATGCAACAACAAATGCATTGGATGCCAGAAGAAGTTAACCTTGCGGACGACTTAAAAGACTTTAGAGAAAAACTAACAGAACCGAATAAAAGACTATTAAGTCAAATATTTAGGTTTTTTACACAAGCGGATGTAGATGTGTGCTGTGGCTATGCCAAGCACTATCTGCCAACATTCAAACAACCAGAGGTTAGAATGATGTTGGCTTCATTTGCTTCAATGGAAGCAGTGCATCAAGAAGCTTATTCTCTATTACTAGACACTCTTGAATTTGATGAAAGCGAATACCAAATGTTTTCTGAGATTCAATCTATGTCTGACAAGCACGACTACTTAACTGACTTTAACATGGACACACCTTTTGAAATGGCTAAAACTATGGCTGTTTATAGTGGGTTCACAGAAGGAGTACAATTATTTAGTAGTTTTGCTATACTATTAAACTTTCCTCGTCATAATCTTATGAAAGGAATGGGACAAATAGTAACATGGAGCATTCGTGATGAAACCCTTCATGTAGAGGGAATGACTAATTTATTCAGAGAATTTATTAGAGAAAACCCCGAACTATGGAACGATAAATTAAAGTATGAAATCTACTGTGCTGCTGAAAGAGTAGTAGAGTTAGAAGATGCTTTTATTGATACTTGTTTCAAAGATGCGGATATTGAAAACTTAACAGCACATGAAGTAAAGCAGTATATTAGATATATTGCTGATAGAAGATTGTTGGGATTAGGTTTAAAAGGAATATTCCATAGTACAGAAAACCCTTTAGGTTGGCTGGACTATATGTTGAATGGAGTTGAGCATACCAACTTTTTTGAAAATCGTTCTACCGAGTATGCTAAAGGTAGTACACATGGAAACTGGAAGGATATATTCAAATGAGTGAAGAAATCAAAAACGAACCAGTATTGGAACTAAACGATAAGAAGTATCTAATTAATGATATGACTGAAATGGAAAAAGCTTTTGTAATGGAACTGAATGCCATAGGGCAGGAAGAAGCCCAGCTCAGAAGACAACTAGATAGATTAACACTAGCTAGAGAAGGCTATACTAATAGACTTCAACAGAGTTTAGAAAACCCAGATGATGGTTCAACAAACGAAAAACCCGCTAAATAGCGGGTTTTTTTACTTTGATTATTATTATCCTTCTAAGGTTTCTATTCTAGTTTTTAAATCTTCTATTAGTGTTTGTTGTTCTTGGATAGCTTTTACAAGATAAGGAGTAAGTTTTCCATAATCTACTTGCCAAGGATTTTTAGTTTCATCATCTCCACCTTCTTGTACAACATCAGGTATAAACTCATTTAATTCTTGTGCAATAAACCCTAAATTATGAACTCCATTATTTTTCCAATCAAACTCTCTAACTTTAGTGTTTAAAATAGTTTGAAGTTGGCTAGAAGCATCAACAATATTTTCTTTTAGTCTTTCATCTGAAGAAGCGTTAAAAGCAACTGTAGAAGCATTAGCTGCTGTGACACTTCCCATAACAGCACTTTGATTTACAAATAATATAAATTTTGAACCTGTAGCAGGAGTTGCATCCCCTTGAAATTGACATTGTAGAAGAGCTGCATTATTTGTTACATCTGAATTACCACTAGATGCAAGGATACACGCATCACTTGTAGCAAGTTGCGAAACGCTTAAAGAACGTGTTCCAGTACTTGTTGTTCCTATTGCTACACCACCACCAGAAGAAATACGCATTCTTTCTGTGGTTAAATTAGTTACACCACTGGTTGTTTCAAATGCCATATATCCTTGCGGCGTACCATTACTACCACTTTCTGCTCTACCAGAAATTTGTGCATATCTAAAGTATTCTGTCGGACCTGATGTTCTACCAAGACCTCCCATAGATATAGTTCCACCATTATTTATACCTTGTGTATTTGTGCTTACATGTAAATTTCCAAAGTCATTATAGTTACCACCTGTTGCAATTTCTGTAGTTGCTCTCACTAATAATGTCGCTTCGTCAGCCTCTGTAGTTCCTATAGCAACTGGACCATAATTAAAATGTGCAGCACCACCACCTTGTACTTGGAATACCATGTTGTCATTTGCATCAGTTACTTTTAGAGGTAACTCAGTTCCACCACCAGTACTTTTAAATAGAGACACACCACCATCTATTTTAATACCACTAGCAAAAGTTCCAAACCCAGCATTTTGCATATCAAGTTCAAGTGCTGTTATTGCACTATCCGCATCAACTCCTTTAAATAAAATACTTTTATTGTTTATGGCATTAACAAAAGATATAGCACCACTATTATTACTAATAGTATGTACGAGCGTTCCA